CCTGCCATTAGAACTTGCTCCTAGAATCTCTGAAAACTTGTTCCTTGGTGGCACCAACGAAACTTTCGATCGGTAGAAAAATTGCTGCTTGCCAGTCTTCAGGATTAATCTTCATGAATTGTGAATTTACATGATTGGACAAATAGTGTTTGATGCATGGTTTTATTTCATTTGCATTTTTCAAGTTGTTCAATAGATTATACGACATTCTCAGTTTTGTTGTTTCTGAATATGTCTTGGTTGTTTTGTAATCTAACAGTTCTCCAAGAACTTGTGCTCGCAACATGTAAGGTAAGTAGTGAAGATTGATACCATAGAAACCTCCTGGTGCTGGACCAAATGGCAGCACTAACGGGAAAGTGTCATAGAAAGGTAATTCGTTTTTCAGTTTAGGATCGTAGAAGTATAGGTACATTGATCCGATCTCGATATTGGATTTCAATTCGCCAATATCAGATTTCATTACGCTACTCTGAGACAACCTCGCGCCAACGAGGTTTTTCACATTGTTCATATACCAATTCATGGACTTTTGTCCATCACCTGCCTTGGCGCGAAGTCTCTGAAACGGATTTGCCAATTATCTACCTTGTCCTCTGTATGCTTTGTAGTTTGCGCGTTTGCGCTTATTCATCGTGGAAAACTTAATCGAAGAAGGGTTTCCCCCAATTGAAGTTTTACCCTTTTTCTGAACGGTGAAAGAAACCTTTTGTCCCTTGTTGGAACCACCACCCGATTTTGCCTTTGCCATAGAAATTCTCCTTGTTATTTATTAGTGATACCCAACTCTTTTTCAGTCAGGATAATGAATTTCCATCCTCTATCTTCACAAAATTCAGTAGCAAATTTCCACTTTGCTTGATTTACACCCCATTGCATAACTTCCTGTAGAAACTTCTTTGTTTTTCTAGCAGGAATTTTGGGTTCTTGTGTAAACTTCTGCGGTTTCACCTCCACTAGATACTTCTTAACAACACCACTTTTTTCTTGAACCTTGATATAAAAATCCACGAAATATCTGTGCACTCGATTATCTAAAGGAGAAACATAAGGAATGGGTAACTCTTCAGATCCCCACTCCAATATATTCTGATTGTTATCGCACCATTTCATAAACTTCAATTCCCAACTGGAGCGATATATGATATTGTTCGGATTACCAATGTATTTTTGGGGGTTCTGTATTTTATACAGACCTTTCAACGTTTGTTTCCCATAACTCATATAAATATTCCGAATTCTTTTTACTTTTATAGGATATTTATTCTAAATGGCAACCCAAGCACCTGCAGCACCTACGCAGACACCAGCACCAGGAAATACTGCTCCTGCGGGCCCTACGAAGGCACCTGATCCTAAAAAGGAAAGTAGATTTAGCAGGAGTTCGGAACTCCAGAATCCTCTTGAAGTTCCAGGTAACAGACAAGAATCTAGAAGATATCCTTTAGAAGTTGGTAATAACGAATATCCGCATTATGTTGTGTTTTATCCTCTGGTAAGAGAGGGAACTAAACTCGGGCAAGAATTACTTAAAGGTGGTGGTGGTGCTGTTTATGATCAAACTGATCAAAATAGAGCAGACCCTGAAAATGGCGGAGCAGCAGCAGCAACATCAGGTGCATTAATTGGCGCACCACTGGGTGCAGCATTTACAGCAGGAAAAGCGGCCTCTCTTGGTGAGCGTCTTTCTCAAAATGGCGGTAACACAGTAAATAAAAACCCAAATGTTTCTGGTGGACCAGTTTCAATTACTGCCAAACTAGCAGCAGGACTCGTTGGTGGTGTTGTTGGTGCTGGTGTTGGCGCAGGAGTTGGTGCTCTTGCCTCTCAACTTGCAGGCGAGCAACGACTTATAATTGGTGCAGATGAAATTGCCTTGCATATTCCAGAAAGAATCACATCTGGTTATAGTGCGAATTGGGAAACTGCGGATCTTGGTGCTCTGGTGGGCGCAGTTGCTTCAGGTAAAATGTCAGCAGAATCTCTTTTTTCTAATGGTGGTGAATCTGCTGGGGAACTTGGTGATTATGCCATGAGAAAACTTGGTAGAGTTGCAAACATTGCGGGATTTGATTCCTTTAGTAATGTTATTCAAGCGACATCAAAGAAAGTTGAGAATCCATATAAGGAACAACTTTTCAGATCTATGGGGTTCAGGAAATTTGGGTTTGACTATAGATTTTCACCAAGAAGCGAAGAAGAAGCAATGATGGTATTTGGTAAAGGTGGGATTATAGATCTGTTTACTTTACATATGCATCCAACTAGAAGTCAGAATGGTCTATTCCTAACGTATCCATCAGAATTTTTGATTATCTATTATCACGGTGGTGTAGAAAACCAATTTGTTAGAAAAATTTCCAACTGTGCGCTGACTGATATGACTATCGATTATGGCGCAGAAGGTTTTACTACATTCTCGAATGGATGTCCCACTGAAGCATTTGTTAGATTGCAATTTACTGAATTGGAAACTCTGACAACAGATAGAATCGAGAAGGGATTCTAATATGCTATTTTCAATGTTTCCACGATTAGTTGTTAATACAATTACACCGAATGCGTCAATAATTGTTACTGATATTTTTCGTAGAATATCTCTAAATAAATTTAAAAGTAATCTTGTTTTCTTACAAACAGTCACTATACCTGATGGATTTACAATCGAACAAGTTTCAGATAAATTTTATGACCGTCCGGATTATCACTGGGTGATCATGATTGTGAATGATATGGTAGATGTGCGAAAAGAATGGCCTATGAGTAGTTCTGACTTGCTTGCATATGCTAAGAAAAAATATGGCGATACTCAGATATACGAGACACACCATTACAGAACAACTGATGGTAATAAATTGATTGTAGATTATGATGCAGAAGATATCGCAAATGGTGATATTGAAGAAATAACAAATATTGCGCATGAAGAAGAATTGAATGACATAAAGCGAGAAATAAAAATACTAGATCCAAAATATTTGGCGGAATTTGTTTCTATATACTCGAGCATGATTACTGGTAATTAATAATGGCAGAAAACGCAACTGAACAACCAAAAGAAAACCCTGCACAAAGACCAACAAAAATCGACGATGGTCTGACAAAACCAGGTGATGTAATCATCAACACTCTGTTGCTGAATACTATATCTTCTGATACACCGTTAGATCTAAAACCATTCATGATGGAAATAAATCTCTACGAAGATATTTTTTCTCCAACGCTGCATGGTTCGGTAATCATACGCGACTCATTAAATCTCATCGGAAGATTGCCGATCGTAGGTGATGAAGTTATCACGCTGGATATTCAAACTCCATGGGGTGAAGTCGGGGGATATAAGAAAGACAATCTTGGTTCGTTTGATCCAATTAATAAAATTCAGAAATCCTTTTCAGTATACTCTGTAAAGGATCGTAAACTTAATAATGACAGAGAACAATATTATCAATTGTTCTTTTGCTCATTGGAAGCATCGACTGATAACGTAGTCAAGTTATGTCAAAAATATGAAGGCACAACTGACGAAATTGCTGCTAAGATTTTTGAAGAAAATATGAAAACTCTTCGTATTTTTACAAATAAAACTGTTCTAGAAAATTTTGAAGAGGGTGCAAAAACAGAATTCTTTATCGCGGACACACCACACAAATCTAAAATAACATTTGTTCCACCTATGTGGACACCAATCCAGTGTTTAAATTGGTTGGCAAAACGATGTATTGGTTCTAAGTATACATCGCCAACATATTTGTTTTATGAAACCACAAAGGCATTCTATCTTACATCGATCGAAGAACTTGTTGCATACCAACTTGAAAATGGTGACATATATTCGGCATTCATATACAATACTAATCTACAGGATCTAGATAAAGTCTCGTCATTAGTCAAGGGTTATCAAACTATCGAAGCACTCCAGTTTTTGACAAACTTAGATGTCATTCAGGGGCAAGATTTGGGGCATTTTGCCAGCACAGTGCATTCTTTCGATATGGTCAAGAAAAATTACAAAGCGTATTATTATGATCATGGATTTAATTATAAGAAATATACGCATATGGAAGATGGAACATATGATGCTGCGACTGGTAAATATAATTTACCAACCGACACGGAAGACGCATCAAAGAAATACAAAATGATTTTCCCGATAAATGTGATGCGATCTTCTGATAATAAACCATTTGTTTCTACAGTAAATCCTGGGGTGTTAGATTCCACCGAAGATTCGATTGATTTACACCCAGAAGAATTTGTTTCTCAAAGAAATAGTTCTTTGATGGATTTGACTACATTGCGTCTTCAATTAACAGTACCTGGAAGAACGGATGCTGAAGTTGGTAGACTTATTAAGTTATTTTACCCTTCTGTTGGAGAAAAAACAAATCAAAATTCCGAGGCGATGGTATGGGATCAATTTTTGACTGGTATTTACATGATAACTGCAATTCACCATCAAATAACTCCATTAAGACACACTATGTTTCTAGAAATTTCTAAGGATTCGTATGCGCAACCAATTTATGATGTTGAAGAGGTAAAATAATATGGCAATGGACAATATTACATCCAACAATAATGCAAATTTCTATTGGTGGTTTGGCGCAGTTGAAGATCGTAACGACCCTCTCCGTCTGGGTAGATGTAGAGTAAGAATCATCGGTTATCATACCGAGGACATAGAAGTTCTACCAACAGAGGATCTTCCGTGGGCAATGCCAGTTATGCCTGCAAACTCAGCAGGAACATCTGGCGTTGGTTGGTCGCCGACTGGCGCAGTCGAAGGTTCATGGGTTGTTGGTTTTTTTGCTGACGGTGAAAATGGTCAGCATCCTATGTTTTTCGGAACAGTTGGTGCTATTCCAGGTGGACTTCGCGCTGGTGATTGTGCACCTGATTCTGGTCCAGGATCATCGTCGGATGATGCTACTTCCTCGGGAGAGGATTCGCCAAGTGGTCCAGTAAATTCTGGTCCGCCGAATCAAGAGTTTTGGACGCTTGTTGCCCTTTGTGCTGCAGAAGCAGGAATAGGTGGTGGCAAAGGTCAGGATCAATGTGATGTTGCGCAATCTATATTCAATAGACTAGGAACGCAAGGTTATGCTGGTAATTCAAGTTTACTTGGTATTATGCTGGCAAATGGGCAATATGAATCTACTTGGAGATTTCCTGAGGGTAATGGTGGAAAATCTGGTGTCGCTAATAAATATTGGAGAAACATTACTGATGCTAATAGTGCTGCTAAAGCATATGGAAGAGCGTCTCCATCACAAATGTTAGAAGTCGCTAAAAATTTAAAAAATCCAGAGTACCAAAAGCAAGCAAAGAAATTCGTTGGTCCAAGAACAGACTTTCTTGGATCGAATCAACCTGCAAAAGCAATGACGAATAATGGATCTAAAGTGCAACGAACATCCAGATCAAATAAATTTGGATTCTCATATAACTATCGTGGTACGAAAATCGCGCAAGTTCCTTCAGTTGTAAACAATCAAGCATTGGCATAAGAGGTATTATGGTAAACAACTTAACATATGAAACAACTGCAGTGAGATTTGATGATGGAATCGGTCTCCTAACGGGCGAACAGATTTCAAAACTTCTCGTTGCATGTCAAAATGCCATCAAAGAACAATATCCAGTCGCTGGTTCGAAAGATATATTTTCCAAGGTTCATGACAAGGGTGAATATGGAGCATATAGACTTACTATTCAGCAACTTGTTGATGCTGGTTGGATTAGTTCTTCTGCAATTGCGTATATCAATCAGAAATTAACTGATCACCCAGAAGGTCCAGAAAAATTAGAAACACGCAAATCATATTTTGAATTTGCTAAAGAATATCAATATGATGATCCTGCAGGTGGTAAGTTTCCACCATTGAGTACGGAACTTGATTTCGCTGAATCAAAAATCGAAGCGAAAAATAATGCGCAGTTTTACTTTATTGCAAATAAACTTGAGGGTATCGCAACACGCTCAGAACTTACTATTGGTGGCGATATTCTTCTTTCTGGATACCATCAAGATCAAATCGCATATGACTATCTGAATTTTATATACGATCTATTCTTAACTGCAAGAGTAATTACTCCAGCAGTTGATGAGAAAATTACTGCTGGTCTGTTGGCAGTTGCTCTTTGTGTAAATTACGATACCGCATTAAGTTACGCAAACGGATTAATCAAAAAAGATACAACTGGTATTACTTCAAAATACTGGTATGATATTGGTTGGAATTCAGTTGCTGATAAACCACTAGCAGTCAGTACAGCAAAACCAGATATTCCAGAAGTTGTGCCGATCGAAGGTGCTGCGACTAGTGCTGAGAGATTAATCGATAAAGTTAAAATAGAATATTCTATTGCTGGGCAAAATATCTCTGCTAAAATTTCATATGATGGTGTAGAAATTGCAACTTCTATGCCTGCTACATTAGATAGTCTTACGAAACAGTTAGATAAAGTAATACAGGCAGCAAAAATTGTTGGACCTGAAGATAAATTCCAGGTTCTTCAAAATTTTAAACAAGAACTAAACTCCACGTTCGAGAGCGATATTTCTCCTCTCAAAAAACAACTAAACATTACTGAACCAGAAGTCGTGTCAAGAAATGATACTGATGGTAATACAATTACAACAACAGTTACGACAAATCCCGACGGAACTAAAACAACTGTTGTCGAGACAGTTAATGCTGCAGGAACTATTAGAACTAAAGAAACCACTTCTGAGAAAGTTATCTTAGAGACAAAAACACCTGAGAAAGACATTACGGATCCTCCGAAGTCAGAGGTTCCTGTTGCAGCAAATGATGAAACAGTAAATACTGCAAACTCTCTGGAAACGTATCGCGCTAACAATGCTCCATTAAATACGGATGCACTACCTGCTGATCAGCAGGATGATAGTAAAGGGTTTAAAGATCCAAATAAGACGTATCCATTAAAAACATCAGTAAATAAACCAGATACAAATCCACTGGCGACTGGTGTAAACTCTGCGCACGTATCTCCAAATCCAAAGGTTCCTGCGGGTGATAGAGAATCATTGAGTGCTGGTGCCTCACCTGCTGCAAGAAATGCGACAAGAAAACGTGAGGTGCAAACTGCAGGAAGAAATGGTGCAACTTGGGCGCAACCAGAATCACCGTATGCTGCCAGATATCCATTCAATAAGGTCTTTGGTTCTGAGGCAGGGCATGCGATTGAAATTGATGATTCTCCTGGCGCAGAACGTCTAAACTGGGCGCACAGATCAGGAACCTTTGACGAAATCGGTCCAGATGGAACAAAGGTCACTAAGATTGTCGGTGATGGTTACACCATCTTTGATAAGAATGGTTATATTCTAATTGAAGGTATTGCGAATGTTCATGTTGCAGGAAACTGCAATGTAATCATTATGAGCGACACGAACCTTACCATGCACGGTAAAGTCTCAATGGATATTCATAATGATGTTGATGTGAATATTGCAGGAAGATTATCTCTATCTGTTGGTGAAGGTATCTATGCCAGAAACGGTGGAATAATGTCTCTTGAGAATGTTGGTGATATTGATATTGATGCCAAGGGTAACTTCACAACAGATACTGTTGGTAAATTCAATCTTACTTCTGAATCTGGAGTCAATGTTACATCTAAGGCAGACACCCATATTAAAACGGCAGGTTCATTCTTCAGTCATTCAACTGGCGATATGAATATGTGCACAGATGCTGCAATCAAGGCAAAATCTGGTGCTGCAACTGAAATTAAATCTGGTGCCGCTGTTAACGTGGAAGGCGCAGGTAATATCAGTCTGAAAGCACCACTTGTTACTTCTTCGCCAATTGATACTACAACAATTGATGTTACAACTGCAAATGTCACAACACTTAATGCTGGTAGCACAAATCTACGAGCAACTGGAACTGATACTGGTACTAATGGCGGAAGTACCCACGACCTTCCGATATCCGGACCAACGTCTGCTACAGTTACTGCTCCTGCTTCTGCATCGGAAGCAGTTTGCGCAGAACCTGCACCGATTTCAACTGTAAAAACAGTAGAGAAACCAGTCAGTCGTTCTGTTGCTGGTAAACCACAAGTTGTTGGTGGTGGTAGCGCTGGTGTTGGTGGCGGTTCCGGTGGTGCAGATGATACATTCAACGATACACCTGCTGATTCACCAGAAGATCTTGATAATCCAAACGCGGATTGTAACAATGGATTGTCTGGTGATGGAACATCAAACGATCCAGGAACTGCAGCAGGAGATTCCGGTGACGTATCTGGTACTGGTGATATTGCAGGACAGGGCGTAGGTAAGGCACAGTTCGGATGTAATGTCTACTACAAAACCAAAAAACCAATGCCTGCGCTGGCAAGATCAGGTAGACTGACACCTGATATCCGTCTCTCTGATAATTATATCTTGAAAGACTTCACACAATGTCGAGTTGAGAACTATAACGTCGGTCAAATTAGACCATATACCAGAGGAGGTAAGACTTGGTTTGGTACGTGGGATATTGTTCAGAATTATAGATGTATTGCATTGAACATCCTAGAACCTCTAAGAGAAGTGTTTCCAGGTTTTGTGATCAACTCTGGATATCGCCATACAACATCTGCGCATGCTTACGCTGCTGTCGATCTTCAGTGGCCGAATTATGCTACGAATAGGAAAAAGATGCTAGAGATTGCTCGATATGTTGCCGAGCGATTTAAGCACGACCAAATCCTTCTGGAAACTCGAAACAGATCCACTGCTTGGTTGCATATTGGTTATTGCTACTATAACGGTGAGCAAAGAAATATGCATGCTACTGGATTGCAAACCAATGGTGGTATGAAATTATTGAGTCCCAACTGGAAACAGTTTGTTCCATGGTAAAGGCATATAAATAAAGGTATGACTACAAAGGCAGTAAACAGAATATATTCGGATTTGGATTTATCCTTCGCAGCACATCCAATTACGGGTGATGTTGCGAAGAAGTATGATGTCAATGCTGTCAAACAGTCTCTGAAAGTCCTAATACTCACAAACTTCTACGAAAGACCGTTTCAACCAAAACTGGGTTCTCCGATCTATGGTATGATGTTTGAGAATATTGATATGATTACTGCGAATTCTTTGAAATTGAGAATTGAACTTTTAATTAATAAGTATGAACCAAGAGTGAGATCGCAACAGATAGATGTTGTTCCTCTTTTTGATCAAAATGCATTCAAAGTTTCAATTTATTTTTATGTTGTGGGTGTTTCAGATCCCGTTTCATTTTCAACAGTTCTAAGAAGAAGTAGATAAGATGACGCAACTCAATGTAACTGAATTAGACTTTGCAACAATCAAGCAAAATCTTAAAACCTTCTTGCAATCACAAGAAGAGTTTCAGGATTATAATTTTGATGGTGCTGGTCTTTCTATTCTTCTTGATATTCTTGCATATAATACGCATTACAATGCAACTCTCGCACATTTACAATCAAACGAAATGTTTATTGATAGTGCAGTCAAGAGAAACTCTGTGGCATCAATTGCTAAAACGTTAGGATATACTCCAACGTCTAGAAAATCTGCGCGAGCAAATATTATACTGCAAATTGATCCTCCTGTTTCATACACACAAACAAGTTTAACTGTGACTCGAGATACACAATTTGTTGCAAAAACTGCCAAAAACACGTATACATTTTATCCAAAAGAAGATTATGTTTCTGGTCTTGTTTCTCTAGAAACAGGAAGCACGGGATTTAGTTTCCCGATGGAACTGATCGAAGGAAAACGAGTAACAAACAGTTTTGTTGTTGATCAATCTAATAGATCTGGTCCCTTTGTTTTACCTAACCAGAATATTGATACAACCACAATTCGCGTAAGAGTGCAACAATCATCTGCAGTTGCTACAATTACTACATGGAATTTCTACGATGACATTATGTCTGTTGACGCAACAACTAGAGCATTTTTTGTCGAGGAAGGTCCATCCGGATTATATGAAATAAGATTCGGCGATGACATTATTGGTAAACAGTTAGATGTTGGTAACATTGTAAGTATTGACTACATTGTAAGTAGTGGTTCTGCAGCAAACTCTATTCCTAATTTCGCCGCATCAAAAACCTTTACTGCATCTGGTGAAACGAAAATTGTTTACTTGGAATCTGCTGCAGCAGGTGGGCAAGAAAAAGAGAGCATTGATAGCATTCGTTATAATGCTCCTAAATTCAATTCAACCAAGAATCGTGTTGTTACCTCTACTGATTACGAAACTTTGATTAGATCTAGATTCAGTAACATTAATTCCATTGCTGTTTGGGGTGGCGAAGAAAATAATCCTCCGATATACGGTAAGGTTTACATATCAATTCAACCACTTCCAGGTTCAATTATCACGCAAGCAGATAAAGATATTATCGCCAGAGATATCATTCGACCAAGAAGCGTTGTTTCCATTCAACCTGAGTTTGTTACTCCGATTGAAACATACATTGCACTTAATGTATCAGTAAATTATAACAAAAATATTACCTCGTTGACTTCTTCACGTATTGAATCTGAAGTAAGAACTGTGATTGAAAATTTCTTCACAAATAACGTAAACAAATTACAAAAGAATTTTTACTATTCAAAACTTCTTGCTTCTATTGTTGGAACAACCCAATCTATATTCTCTGCAAGTATGCAGGTTCAAATGCATAAAAGAATTCCTATTATAACTGGAATCTCTGATGCATATGATATACGTTTCAATGGTCCGCTGGAAGTTGAAACGCTCTACAGTACATACTTCACGACAACTATTACTGGTCAAGAGTACGAGGTGTATCTAACTGATCAACATAATAATACTGCGGGTGATATTGGAACTCTTGTAATTAAACGTGTTTCTGATGATGCAATCTTAATTACAAATGCAGGGTCAGTTGATTATGCCACAGGTGTAGTCACTATATCTAATCTAACAATAGACTCGCTCAGTGGTGGTCAGTCTGATTTAAGAATCTACGTTGAACCGTTTGGTGATTCACCAAATATCTTGACAACAAATTTAACGACCACTACAGATTCTTCGACTGCTGCAGTATTCCCATATGCTGCAAGAAATACTGTATTGACTCTAGATAGTAGTGCTGCTGATTCAGTTGCAAATATTCAAACAGGACTGTCGGTTTCGGCAGTTGCTAACTCACAAGAATAATAGATGACCGAAACTACATCATATTACAAAAAAGTTGCTAGTATAACAGTAACGGACGGTGGTTCTGGTTATGCAACTGCACCAACGGTTGCGGTTGGTGGTAATGCGACTGCGACTGCTACAGTTTCTGGTGGAAAAGTAACTGCGATAACAGTAACATTTGCTGGTAATGATTATCTTTCGCCACCATCAATAACATTTTCGGGTGGTGGTGGATCTGGTGCAGCAGCAACTGCAAATATGGTGTATGTTGACAACGAGTATAATGGTTTTAAGCAGTCACTAAGTCATCTTATTGCCAATCAACTTCCCGATTTCGTTCGTAATGAATATCCTGTTTTCGTCGCATTCCTAGAAAAGTATTATGAGTTTCTAGACCAAGATAATCAAGTTAATAATTTTCTTCTCAACTACGAGAAGAATTTTGACATCAACAGAACATTAGATACTTTTGTTCCAAAGTTTAAAAACCAGTATGCGCAAGATTTTCCATTAACTGCTGATATCGATGACAGAAGATTAATCAAATTCATCAAGCAGTTTTATGAAGCAAAGGGATCTGAGAAGGCAATTGAATTGCTATTCAGAATTCTGTATAACGAGAGCACTGAAATTTTTTATCCATCTGAGCACATTCTTCGTGCGTCAGATGGTATTTGGATTGAAGACGTAACATTAAAGTTGGCAGTTGATAATTCAATCACTGCGAATCCATTCAATTTAAACGGTAAAACAGTTAACATTGTCTACTATGAAAATGTTGGTTCAGTAACTTATGAACGCACTGTAGAAACAAACATTACCAATGTAACTAAGTTTGCATATGTGTATCCTCCTGTTTACGAACTCGTAACGAGTCTACCGAAGACTTCTCAGATTCGTGTTCCAGGTGCTGGTGCTGTAGCAAATACTCTTGTTTCTGGTGGCGAAGTCAAGGCAGTTGTTGGTGAGAGTTTTACCTCGTTTAATGCTACATCAAATGTAAACACGACAACAAATGTAATCACCATAAGTTCTCATGGTTATTCAACTGGCGACATTGTTGTATACCATAAACACACAGGGCATGTTGTTCCTGGTTTGTCTGATTATAACATCTATTATGTTATTGCAGTATCTTCATCAACAATCAAACTAGCAACAAGTCTCAACAATGCTATTAATGGTACTGCAGTTGATCTGACAGCGACTGCTGTTGGAACAAATAGATTATACGAACCAGTAACTGAATCTGGTAATGGTTACTATGCTGCTCCAACAGTTGAATTTACTTCTGACTCTGGAACTGGTGCAACTGCTAGAGCAGTGTTAACTGATGATCACAAGATATCTTATATTGTTGTGACGGATGGCGGGTCAGACTACTCGACTGCCCCTGCTGTTACATTCTCGACCGATGCAATTAGAACAAAAATCCAGATAACTGCGAATTCGACAACTACAACTTATGGTTATATTGTTCGCCAACTTTCTACAGTTGAAGTAACTTCCTGTGATGGTACTCCGCCATGCGGATTTACTGTTGGTGATATTTTCTCCATCGATGAAACGGGTTCAGTCGGATCATACACAATTGATTATGATCCTGACAGTTTGGAATACTTTTTAAACAAGTATAATGAAACTGACACTACCCTTAATCCATATACGCTTGTTGGTAGAGATAACAGAGCATCTGTAAGAATTGATGCTGTCGACGCAGATGGTTGTCCGACTGCAGTAAGTATCTTTGACACTGGTTTTGATTTCGAACGCGAAACATTTACAACAACAATTGAATCAACATTAGGTTGCACAGCAACCTTGTCATTTACTACTGGTGGTGTGAACGTTAAGACTGGTAGATTCAAAGACTCTCGTGGTATGGTCTCGAATGTTAATAAACTTCAAGACAATTACTACTATCAAAATTACTCGTATGTTATCCGTTCCAATATTCCTTCTAACAAATGGTTGGATATTGTTAAGAAAACAACACACCCTGCTGGTACTGCGATCTTCGGCGAACTTACGATCGAGCAGACAGTTGAATTTACTCCTTTCATTACAACACCAATTCAACCTCTACACATCTACGAATTTGTTCTTGAGGAAGTTGCTACATCTGGTGGTATTTCCCGTGTTGACGAGTTCTATTTTGAAGTTGAGTTTATCAAGGTTCTTAGCGATACTGCAACTGTAGCAGAATCCAGCAGCAGTCATGTTTATAAGGTTCTAACTGATCTTGTAACAACGTCAGAAACTACCACGTTTGATTTCGATATTGGTATCTATGAAAATGAAGATGATACTACAGTAACTACTGATCTGTTCGACAGGGTCGTTCAGTATGTTCGTGAAGTAAGTGAGAATACCATCACCGCAGAAAATGCAATCACTGATTTTAGTAAGGTTCTAGATGATGCAATTTATCTACAAGAACCTTATGCGGAAGGTTTCTTTGACGAAAATTATGTTTCTTCTGATACTACAGAATTTAATTTTGTAAAGGTTCTCGCTGATGCTGCTACGTCGTCAGAAAATACTGCAGTAACCTTTGCGAAGAATGGTGTAACAGACTCTGCCACAGCAACGGAATCATTCGCGAGAAGTGTTCAATATTATAGAACTTTCGCTGAGTCGGTTATCACACACGAATACACCGCAGCAGGGTTGACCAAACCGAGCGGGGAAGAAGCGGGGACTGTAGACGAAGCAAATGCAGATGAAACTTCATTCAACCACATCTATAAATATCTGACTGAATCGGTCACATCAACTGATACTATTGGGATAATTCCATATCTCGTAAAGACCGACGACGCTGGTGCTACAGAGTTGCTTATTATTGCTAATGATACAGCAACGATAGAATCTATCGCAGCGACTGAACAATCGCTTATAAATACACTTAAAGGTCTATTCGAAACAGTAACAGTCACCGAAGATGGTATTGTCAATACTCAAGACTATGTTGATGGCGACTTCGGTTCGGATTATGTTGGTCAAGTAACTTATTTTAACTAAGAAGAAGGTAAACTCAAATGAAACTAATCGAAAACGTAAAAGGTACTAAGGGCGAACTAAACATCGTTCTTCGCGACGAAAACGGGAATGTTAAGCAAGAAGTAACTGTTCCTAACCTTGTTGTTGACACAGGTCTTGCTTATATCGCTTCACGTATGAAGGATACAACTCTTTCTGCTATGTCGCACATGGGAGTTGGTTCGGGTACAACAAACCCAGCAGCAGGCGACACTGCTCTTGAAACACCACTTGGTGCACGTGTTGCACTTACCTCAACAACTGTAACAGCAAACGCAATTGAATATGTTGCAACTTTTGGTGCTGGTTCAGGCACTGGTGCAGTTACCGAAGCAGGTATCTTCAATGCTCTTACCAGCGGAACAATGCTTTGCCGCACTGAATTTGCTGTAATCAACAAGGGTTCGGCAGATAGCATGACGATCACTTGGACGGTAACGATCTCGTAATATAACATGGCACTTCTTCTACGATCAGCAGGTCGCACGGAAATAGCAAGAAGTCTGTATCGTGATATTTACAACGAGAACGACTTCTTCTATTTCTTTGTAGGCAGAACAACCGAGTGGGATGACGAGGAATCTCCTGAGACGCCAGTAGATTCCGTGCGTTATAATAGCACATCTCACAGAAACATGCTGTTCGTAAAACGTATTCAGTCAAGTGATGCTGTTCTTATGATTCCTAGAATTGACTGGGAATCCGGAACGATCTATGATCAATATGATGACAAATATGGAGAACTTGATTCCAATGGAGATGCATACGCTTCTTACAGTGGTGCGCTATCTCTCCAGGATTCTTTGTTCTACGTTCTGACTGACGATGATCATGTCTATAAGTGCATCTATAATAATGGGGATGCTGCAAGCACGACAAAACCGACAGGAACTTCAACCTCTGCAATCGAAACTGCTGATGGATATATCTGGAAGTTTATGTTCAAGGTGGAAGCATCAGACAAAACAAAGTTCCTTACTACGGATTATATTCCAGTAAGAAAAATTGCAGGGTCAGGCGATCCAGAGTTTGATGTTAATGGTCAGATCGACGATATTACCATTACCGATACAGGTTCTTCATATGAAACTGCACCAACTGTAATCATCAACGGCGACGGAACTGGCGCAGTTGCAACTGCATCTGTATCTGGCGGCGAAGTTACTAGTATCTCTGTCACAAATGCTGGTGAGGGATATAGTTTTGCTTATATTACATTCTCTGGTGGCGGTGGATCTGGTGCTGCGGCATCGGTTACGTTGGGAGCAACCGAATCGGGAACTGCACAGGAAGATGTTGAAAATGCTGCCACTCCTGGAACAATTGACCGTATTGAAATCGTTACTGGTGGTATCGATTATGTAGAAGGCGACGCATCTGTTGCTATTACGGGTGATGGTTCTGGTGCAGAAGCAGTCTTGACTATTGACCCAGACGATGGATCAATTACTGCAGTTACAATTACAAATCAGGGTTCTGGTTATACCTTTGCCGAAGTTACAATTGATGGTGCAGAAGGTTCTGGTGCTACGTTGATTGCCACTATCTCACCAAAGGCAGGTCATGGTGCCAATGCACAAAAAGAACTGTTTGCCACTAACATCGGATTCTCAGTTAATCTTACAAATGATAGCGCAGACTTATTTTTGAATAACGATTTCAGACAAATCGGCGTAGTTAAGAATCCGTTGATCTTTGACACGACAAATAACTTCCAAGATTCAACTGGAACTTGTTGTTATGTTATCAATGTTGAAGATCCGGAGAGTTATGCATTGGACGATGTCATCACCACAGATAGTGGCGGTAAGTTTATTGTCGTTCAAAAAGTAGACGCAAACGAAGATGGAACAGTTGAAAGTATTTACCTTCTTCCAATCATTCCGCAAATAACATCTTCGAGCGAACTTGAAAATACCACTCAATCGCTTACTGGATTGACAATAAATAGTGTTGTAGAACCTGAGTTGGATAATAAAACTGGTGAAATTATCTACATTGATAATAGAGAGTTTATTGTTCGTCAGCAGGACCAAGTAGAGAAAATTAGAGCAATTCTAAAATTTTAAGAGAGATATAAAATATGGCACTGAATTTAAATGTATCTCCATATTATGACGACTTCGATGATACAAAAAATTTCAATAGAGTTTTGTTTAAACCTGGATATGCGGTTCAAGCACGCGAACTGACGCAACTTCAGACTCTTCTACAGACTCAGATTGGTAAATTCGGCGACCATATCTTTAAGAATGGTTCTGTTGTTCAAGGTTGTGAGTTTAAACTCGATTCAGCAAGAGCATTCGTTAAGATTGCAGATACTGATGCTAGTTCTGCTGCAGTAAGCAATACAACCCTCGCGGACTATGTTGGGGATACTGTAACTGGCGGGACATCGGGCATCACTGCAGTAATCCTTGATGTTGCTACAGGTACTGAAGCAGAAATCCCAAACATGAAGACTCTTTACCTTCGCTATACAAGTGGCGATGGTGAGACAACTGCAGTCCACTTTACGGGTGGTGAAACTCTCACAGTTACTTCCACGGTTTCAGGTAGAAATGGCGACACCTTTGTTGTTGACGACACATATGATGATGCTGAACCTATTAACAGTTACTGGGGTCTTGCATCAGCACTAACTGTTGACGATGGTATCGTCTATATGGACGGTAAGTTTGTCAACCACGAAGCACAAACAATTATTCTCTCGAAGTATACAAACCTTCCCTCTGTGAAGGTTGGATTTCAGATTGTTGAAGATACAATTTCTTCTGAAGATGATCAGACACTTCTTGACCCAGCACAAGGTTCGTTCAACTATGCTGCTCCTGGTGCAGATAGATACGTAGTTACTACAACACTTGTAAAGTATGAATCAACAGACACAATTCCTGCTACGTTCAATCAGTTGGTTGAAATTGTAAACGGACAAATCCAACGAGTTTACAATACAAATATCTACGGCGAACTCGGCAAAAATATGGCGAGACGCACATATGATGAGTCGGGTAACTACGCTGTAAGACCTTTCCCTGTTCTGATCAAAGAACACTTAAATGTCGATGGAAACAATGGTCTGAAAGAAATCAACACAACTGATCCAGAACGTGGTGGTAGCGCAGATCTTCTTGCTATCGGTCTCGAAGCAGGTAAGGCATATGTTCGTGGTTATGAACATGAGACTTTCCAGACAGAATATGTTGTTGTTCCTAAAGGCCTGACAACGGTTCAAGTCCAAGAAGCAGCAATCAGTACTGCGTATGGTAACTATATTGTAGTAGACGAATTCTGCGGTCTATGGGATCTCAATGGTGGAGATAAAGTAAGTTTACGCGATGCGGCACAGGGCGCAGTCACTGACGGAACTTTTTCTGCTGCGACTGCTCCAGGAAATGAAGTCGGTACTGCTCGCGTAAAACAAATTGTTTACCAATCAGGAACTGTTGGTACTGCTGCTGCAGAATTTAGATTATATCTCTATGACATTCAAATGTCAAGCGGTGATTTCAAAGACGTTCGCGGTATCTATTATAACGATGCAACCGCAGACGGTCATGCTGATATAGTTCTTACTGGCAGTGATGCTGTTCTTCAAGAAACAAGTTTCAATAAGTCGCTGTATAGAATTCCCGCAAGAGCAACTAAAACTATTGCTCTTGGTGGCACTTACGATAACTCGTTTATCTACACGAAAGAATTCGACGGTGAATTGAACGCGAACGGTCAAGTTACCATCACTCTGAGCGGTGATGAAACTTTCCCATATGACTCGTTTACTGCTACAGTCATCAGAAATAATTTCACTATGGTGATGAAGGAAGCAGCAACAATCAATTCTGTTTCTCAACCAATTGGCGCAGCGATCAATCTTACTGGTGCTACATTCACAAAGAACTCTTCGCAATCAATTACTATTGACTTGACTGGTGGCGTTACTTCTGCGCCGAAACAGGTTAAACTCTACGTAAATGTTCAGTCTGCGAATGCTAATCCTGTTCTCAAGGTTCTTCGTGAAGACCGTTATGTAGTCATCAATACAAATACTCACCCATCAACAAGTGGTGGTACGTATTCGCTTGGTCTCTCGGATGTCTATCAGATTAAGAATATCTTTATCGGTGCAAATACTGATTCTGATGCAGCAGTTCTTGCTGCTGCAGTTGATGTTACTTCTTCGTTTACTCTTGAGAATGGACAGCGCGATAATGAATATCGTAATGCCAAGATTATCAAGAAAGCAGGAAGCGCAACTAACCTGACAAACAAGAAACTTGTTATCAAGTTAGACTACTTCACCCACGACGGTGCCTCGGCAGACGGAACATTCTTCACAGTTGACTCTTATCCGATCGACGATACAGGTGTTACTGCAGGAACAATTAAGACACAGAATATTCCAGTTTACACGTCACCAGTTACTGGTGAATCGTATGATCTCCGTGATACTCTAGATTTCCGCGTAAGATTCTCTGATACTGCTGCGAACGCATCCTCAATCGGTTCAGCAACAACAAACCCAACTGAAAGCACTACGATTACTGCTCCGTCGGTTGGTGTTACAAATCCTGTTCCGACAGAACAATTCATTACCGATCTCGAATATTATCTTGGTAGAACCGACAGACTTATTATTGACTCTGAAGGTGTGTTCAGTTCGATTTATGGAACACCATCGCTGAATCCAACGATTCCAGCAGAACCTGAAAATGCGATGTCGTTGGCAACAATTGAAATTCCACCGTATCCTTCTCTTGCGCCAAATGTTGCAAAGACTGCAAATCGTCCAGATTACGGTGTTAAATTCCGTACTGTTGACAATCGTCGCTATACTATGCGCGATATTGGTGTTCTTGAACAGCGTATTAATCGCCTTGAATACTACACCTCGCTATCTCTACTCGAGAAAGCAGCAAGCGATCTTTCGATTCCAGATGCATCTGGATTAGATCGTTTCAAGAATGGTATTCTTGTAGATGCGTTTACTGGTCACAATATCGGTAACGTTTTTGATAGCGCATACCATTGCTCGATTGATCCTTCCAAGAAAGAAATGCGTCCATTCTTTTATCTTGAAAATATTGACTTGGCATTTGATTATGATAACTCAACTAATGTCTACAAGACAGGGGATTTGATCACACTTCCTTATGTCAACGTAACGATGACACAGAACACTTCTGCATCGAAACCAAGAAATTGCGTCGGCGAATTACTATTCAATTACATCGGAAATATGGAACTAGATCCACCAGTTGATAACTGGACGGATACCGCACAGCAACCAGATGTTAGCGTAAACTTCGACGGAAATTACGATGCGTGGGAAACCATGGCAGATGCATGGGGAACTCAATGGGGTGACTGGCAAGATACCATGACAGGTAGAACTGCAGTTGGACAGTCTTCTGCAACAGTCGCTGGTAATACAGAACTCCGTGGTGACACTTTCTTCCAGCAGCAGACACAAGTTGTTACAACTACGGTTGAGCAACGTCAAACTCGTCAGGGTGTGTCACTTTCAGTAACTCCAGAAACGCAATCGCAAAGAACAGGTGCTCGTGTAACGAATACATCAATTGTTCCGTTTATGCGTTCGGTAACTGTTACCTTTATTGCCCAAAGAATGAAACCTAATACTAGAGTTTATCCGTTCTTTGATGGTGTTGGTGTTGCTGATCATTGTAGACCTATTGATTTTGATCCAGCAACTGACACAAAACCAATCGATCCGAGTGCATATTCTTCACTTGCGAGCGGTGACTATGGTGATCCATTGATTACTAATGCACAGGGTGTTTGCGTAGGACAATTCAGAATTCCTGCAGGAACGTTCAGAACTGGTGATAAGAATTTCCGTCTATGCGATGATCAATTCAATCGTGATGCATTTATCACAACTGCATCAACTAAGACTTGGTCGGCGAACGGTCTATCGCAAACTGTTCAAGACACAATCGTATCGACTCGTGTCGCTAACGTTGAATTGAGTTCTGTATCAGATTCTAGATCTGTGTTTGAAACTGAGAGAACTGAAAATAGAATTGCAGATAGAGAAGTTGGTGTTGTTCAAACGACAGTAAACAATACATTTACTACTGTCAATAACGTTACAAATATTGATAATACGGTAACTAACACAACCGTAATTAATAACACCAATGTTACAAATATTATTCAAGATCCGCCAGTAATTTCAGTAGATCCACCAGCACCTCCAGTAGTTGCTGAACCAGAAACTCCGACTCCGGATCCTTGTGCGCCAATACAAACTTGCTGGCCAGCAGATACAATTGATCTGGAAATTGGTGGGTTTGATGTTACGTTTGGAGTTCGCAGCACAATCACTATTGAGGCTGGTTGTGCCACGACAAATCCTTGTGCTCCAGTGGTTCGCGGTCGCGATCCTATCGCACAGACTTTCTACGTTGAGGGTGTTCCGTTTGGTTGTTATGTAACAAATCTTGATGTTTACTTCAGAACCAAATCTTCATCTGCACCAATCACGCTGCAGATTCGCGAAGTTGTTAATGGTTATCCTGGCAACAAGGTAATTCCGTTCGGCGAAGTTACATTGAATCCTTCTGCAGTATCTATTAGTGAAACTGCTGCAACTGCAACAACCTTTACTTTCCCGTCTCCAGTATATCTCCAGAATAATACTGAATACTGTTTCGTTCTTCTTCCAGCAGGTAATAATCCAGATTACAACATCTGGGTGTCGGAACTTGGTGAGAACGAACTAGGAACAGAAAACAGAATTTCTGAGCAACCACATATTGGTGTTCTCTTCACCTCTGCGAATAACAGATCGTGGACTGCATGGCAGAAAGAAGATATTAAATTCACTCTGCGTCGCGCAGACTTTTCTATCAATACCACAGGTACGTTGGTAATGAAGAATGTGAATATGGATTATCTGAAATTCGATTCATTCTCTGATGGAAATTTTGCAGCAGGTGATGAGGTTCACGGGTTTACGTTTAATATTACTAACGCTGGATCTGGATATACCAATGGAACTATTACTCATACATTGAGCGGTGGTGGTGCAACATCTAATGCTACAGTTGCAGTTACAATTTCTGGTGGTGCAGTAACAGATGTTGTTGTGATAAATCCTGGTGCTGGTTACACAGGTAATCCAACACTAACGGTATCAAGCGGTGGTGGTTCCAGCGCTGTAGTAACAGTTACACTAAACAAGGGATATATTAAACAATATGATTCATTGTATAACGTTGGAAAACTGCTTGTTACAACTGGTTCGTTTACCCTTGCTGATATAATCGGTAATGGTACGACATACGCTGAAATTACCGAAGTTGAAAACAAGCAACTAAACGTTCTTGAAACCAATATCGGTTCGGTTGATCATACTCCTGCAACGATTTCTTGGTCAGTTGCTCCGACAGCAACAGGCGCAGGTGCGGGTGGTTCCACCTTCATAAACTTCAATTTCGGACAAGAACAAGAACTAACATATGAAGCACAAGTTTATTCATACTCGAATGAACAAGCAGATTTGGGTGGAGATAAATCTCTCACTGTTCGTGCGGGTATGTTGACTCAAACTTCAACCGTCTCTCCTGTTATTGATACTAGAAAGTGCTCGATTATCGCGATCGCTAATGACGTAAACAATGACACTACGAACGAAGATGGCAATAATGGTTCTGCACGTTCGAAGTATATTTCTCGTCGTGTTGTTCTTGATGACGGTCAGGATGCTGAAGATCTAAAGGTATATCTGAGTAACAAGATCCCAACAGAATGCGATGTCAAGGTTTATGGTAAGTTCCAAAATGCAACAGATTCTTCAAACTTTGATGATCTCGATTGGATCGAACTTGAATTGACAAAATCACCTCTTGACAGTGCTGCGAGAAGCGGATATGTTGAGTATGAGTACACAATCCCAGATGCAAATAAAACTGCTGATGTATTCACATATACTTCCGGTGGTGCTACATACTCTGGTTATAAGACGTTTGCTGTGAAGGTTATTCCTCTTTCAACAAACACTTCGGTTGTTCCACTTATTCGCGAACTTCGCGCTATTGCCCTACAGGTTTAATATGAGCACAAAAATTAAATTGACCGACACAAACAAGTATGAACGGGATAGTCATTCGAAGGCAATACTTTCGAATGACAATTCTGGGTTGCTTGCATATAAAAATCGTAAGAAACATATGCAGCAAATTGAATCCTACGGGGACGATATAAATAATCTTAAGAATGAGATGATTGAGATTAAAAACTTACTAACACAAATTCTACAGAGACAAGGATAAAAAAGCATGAGCACACTTACCCTTAGATCTGTAAAGGGGACTCCGCTGACAAATACTGAGGTTGATACCAACTTCAGCAATTTGAATTCAGATAAGTATCAATCAGGTGACAGTCCTTCCTTTGCAGATTTGACACTTACAGGCAGTCTAACAACTTCCGTTGCAGGCACAGTTTCTGCAGCAGGAACTACGCAAGGTGATGCGACTGCTCTAACAAAAACAGTTAACATTGTTACATCAGCAACAGCGGGTCAGGGTGTTAAACTTCCTACTGCTGCTGGAGGCATTAACATCAAGGTTGTTAATACAACTGCAGTTACCATTGTTGTATATCCAAACACTTCGGATGTTATCGACGGTGGAACAACTAACGCTGGTGTCAACTTGGCACCTTATTCGTCGGTTGAATTGGTCGCACAAGATACCCAAGATTGGTATCGTGTTACTAACTTAATTGTGTATGACTCGAGTGGTAACAGGCTGAATTAATAATGAATCCTCTAAAGGTCAAGGCATCAGGGTCCCCAATCACTTCTGCAAACATCAGCGGTTTGCAGACCATGACCAACGCTGAGGTTCAAAATTATATTGCCAATGTAATCACAGAAAAGTTTGCTGCACTGACAGATGGTACTGGCACTGCAGAAATTAATATCACAACTAACAATTCTGGTTCTGGTACTTCTATCGGAACCTTCACTGATACAAATAGAACTGAAGCAATCGGAACGCATCCTGCTTCAGGAACTACTACTTCCACCACATATTATGCAAAGCAGGTAACTGCTGCTGCATCAGAAAGTATCACCAATCGACCGCTTGCTTGGGATTCTCATCTTGAGGAAATGACTGATAGTGATATTGATGGTGTGTTAGATCTTTGTATTGCTTCGATGGCAGCGGAATCTGCATATACTGCAGGTCAGTATCGTCTTCAGGCGACAGCGCCATCAGGAGGAACTTGGGTTTCTCGCTATACAATTACTGACACCGCACTAGGTGGTAATACAACAACATATCTATGGCAAAAAACTGTCTCGTCCTCTTCGCCGAATTCTGACTACACACCACTTCGCATTTATAACGGCAGAAACTGCAAGCAAATGACCGAAGCGGAAATCGAGCAGATGCTGCCGAATTTCCGTAACAGAATTATTGATAGCGGAATCGGCACTTACAAATTACAAGAGACTGCTCCAGGATCTGGCACATGGGTGCAAATGGGAAATACATTCTCGGACACTCGCGAGCAAATCTCTCCGCAGAATTATGCTGGTAACTATGTAGGTAATTTCAGTGGTAATTTTACTGGAAACTACAGTCAAGCATATTCAAACTCATTCTCAACTTCTACCAACTACACCTCGAATTTCTCCGGAAATTATGCAGGTACTGCAGGATATTCTTCTTCGTTCACCGCATCTGGTAATTATTCTGGTCCATCATATTCAGTTGGTCCAGTTCCAGGTCCAGGATATGCGAGTCCCACACTAGTTTATCTGGCATATTATACTGGATTCTTTACACAATCTCCAACTCCTGCTCCTGGATTTGCACAATACTATACAGGATATTACTCAGGGTCAAGAACTTACTCGGGTAATTATGCTGGATTAGTTCCAGGTGGATCTTATACTGGATACTATTCTGGTTCCAGAAATTATGCCGCTAGTTATGCTGGATACTACACTGGTAACTATGCAGGGTCAGGTCCAACATACAGCAGCAATTTTGCTGGCGCTCCAGGACCATCATATACTGGTGCATATATGGCACAACCTTATATTGGTTATTATGCTGGCGCTCCAACGGGTTATGCTGGTCCAGGATATCTTAGATTTATCCCCAATTTCCCAGAACCTACGACTGCATACTATTCTACATTCTATTCTGGACCAGGACCAAACTATTCCGGATCATATACTGCAACTTATATAATCGGAACGCCATGGGGACCTTTGCCAGCTCCTGCCTTTTTTGTGGGGTCGTATGCTGCTCCAGGTGGTACGTTTACTGGTAATTTTACAGGAACGACTAACTATTCTGGCACCTATGCAGGATTTTATGCTGGATCGCGCAACTATGCGGGAACATACGCTGGTCCATCATATTCAGGATCTGTTCCTGCATATTATTCTGGGTCGCGTAACTATGCAGGAACATACGCTGGTCCAGCATATCTAAGTCCATATTACTCTGGACCACCAATTAACTATCCAAGTTACTCAGGCAACTTTGCTGGTGCATATACTGGATTCTTTACTGGTCTAGTGCCTTCACCGTCTTATACTGGATTTTTCTCTGGTCCAGGTGGATCTTACACTGGATACTTTACAGGTCCAGCAAACTATACTGGTAATTATACTGGATCGTTTTCTACCGCTACCAACTATACGGGTTACTTCACTGCAAACTATTCTGGATCATACCTAAATACATTCAGTGGAACATTCTCAGGAAACTATTCTGGTGCGACAGTTCAAGCAACCAAGGATACAGTTTCTTCAGTGAAGTTGTGGATCAGGACTGCATAAATGGTATTGAGAAATAAGTCATCGGCGACACCCGTTTCTTCAGCAAACTGGCAGGGTTTGCAGGAGATGTCGACCGCTGAGGTTAAGAACTACATTGCACAAACTCTTACAGTTTCGTTTGGCGCAAACGCAGACGGTACTGGCACTGCAGAAATTAATATCACAACTAACAATTCTGGTTCCGGAACTTCAATTGGTAATTTCGTTGACACTGATCGCCAAGAAGCAACAGGAACGCACCCTGCGACTGGGGCAGTTGATACAGTAACATATTACGCAAAGCAGGTAACTGCTGCTGCATCGGAAAGCGTAACAAATCGTCCTCTAAAATTCGATAGCGGTATTCGTGAAATGACTGATGGTCAAATCGATACTGAAATTTTAGATTATGCTATCGATGCAATGATTAATGAAACATCATATACTGCAGGTCAATATCGCCTTCAGGCAACGGCACCTGCTGGCGGAACTTGGGTTTCGCGTTATACGCTGACTGATGTTGCGAATGGCGGAAATACTGTCACTTATCTATGGCAAAAAACTGCAGCGACTTCTCTGTCAGATTCTAATCTGAAACCACTGAAACTGATCAATACCAAAGATGTCAAGGAAATGTCATCTTCAGAGATTCTGCAGATGCTTCCCAATTTCCGTAATCGTATTATCGATAGTGGTATCGGGACTTATAAGATTCAATCAACTTCACCGACATCGGGTGGTACTTGGGTTCAGATGGGTGATCAGTTTGCTGATACTCGCGAAGAAGTAACTCCGCAAAACTATGCTGGTAACTACAGCGGAAATTACTCAGGAACATATGCTGGTATTAGAAACTATTCTGGTAACTATGCTGGTGGGTATTCGGGTGCATATGCAAACAACTTTAGTGGTGGTTACGTAGGTCCAGCAAACTACTCTGGAACATATTCAGGTTCTTACGCAAGTAATTTCAGTGGCGGATACGTAGGTCCAGCAAACTACTCTGGTTCATATTCTAACAACTTTACTGGCAACTATGCTGGAACATATCTCGGAACTGCTGGTTATTCTGGTAACTACACCAGAAACTTTACTGGAAACTATTCTGGAACCTATACTGGATCCAGAAACTATGCTGGTGCGTATGCAGGAAATTATCTTGGAACATATTCAAGCAATTTCACTGGCACATATTCACGAAACTTTTCTGGAACATATACGCTGTATTATGGTGGTTATGTTGGCGGTAACTTCGTCGGTAATTATCTTGGATCTTTCTCAGGAAATTACCTAGGATCTTTCTCAGGAAATTACCTAGGATATTATTCTGGTTCCAGAAACTATGCAGGTAACTACGCTGGAACATATGCTGGAACATATCTTGGATATTTCACTGGTAACTATGTTGGTCCAGCAAACTATACTGGAAACTACTCGGGTACATATACAGGGTATTTCACAGGCAACTATGTTGGTCTAGGAACATATACCGGAAACTACACAGGTTACTTCACAGGTAACTACACTGGATTTTATGCAGGAACTGCAACATACACTGGATCCTATACTGGTTACTTCACAGGTAACTATACTGGTTACTATGCTGGGTCAAGAACCTACTCGGGCAATTATGTTGGTAACTATTCCGGAACATACGCAGGAACATATGCAGGAGCAACAGTTCTATCATCTAAAGAAACTGTTTCGACAGTAAAACTTTGGGTGCGCACCGCATAAAACCCTTGACTTCTCGTTTAAAAAGTAGTATACATAATATTAGGTAATGAATTTTTCTTGGAGATTTGAATGACTACCAATCGCATAATCGAAAATCCTTATTGGGCAAATAAGGAAAAACAACATGTCATCGCAGAATTCTTTTATCCTGATACGGGTAAACGAGTTACTGCATCCATCATGAATGATGGAACTAATCGTGATTACGAAGAACTTATGAAGAAGTATAGCGTCGAGCAAATCGATGCTAATTCTAAGAAGCGTGTCGATGATCGCAATGAACGAATCAAGCAAAACATTGAACGGCAAAAGGTTGACCGTACTCGCATGCAACAGGAGCAGTTATTTGCTGCCAAACTTGATGCCTTTGAAATCGATGCAATCAAGTCCTCTAAGAATCGCGAGTTGAAGTCTAAGATTCGTAAGGCAAAGAACATTATGGAAGTTACTGCATATACGGTAATGCTTCTTCAGCAAGAGGAAGCAAATTCTGCTATCGTCCGAGAAGCAGTTGATGCAGAATAATGGATTTGTTTACGTTGCATCTTTGCGGCGAGGGTATTATAGAGCAGCAAAAAATTCTGCTCTATCCCTTCTAGATTATTATCCCGATGCGAAAATTACTCTATTCACTCATGCTGAATGGGTTGAAGATGGCGATTATGATATTTTTGAAACGATCATTACAGAAGATGTTCCGCGACACAAGAGAGCGAAACTCTGGGCGTTAAATAAAACACCATATGATCTCACGGTATATATGGATTGCGACACTGAAGTCCATCATGAAGACATTCAGAAAATCTTTGATCAGATCCCAGAAGATAAAGACATCATTTTTACTGCCAACCGACCGTATAATGCAGCGTTGACGAAACTGTCAGAGACGGAAGAAATGACAGAACACTGTGGGTTATTTGTTTATCGAAATAACGAGCAAACTCTTAATCTTATGTGGCAGTGGTGGGTGCAATACATAGAACAAAATAAACCTGATTATGACATGCAACACTATCCAGAATCTGCCAAACAGTGGGATACATTTACAATGTGGAAGTTGTTGACTTATGGCAACACAGGTGTAAGAGCAGGTAGATTCCCCGATCCAGATGCACGGTGGAATTTTGTCTCTGGGTATAAACAACAAGAATTGCAGGGACAAGAAATGGTAATTTACCACTACACCCTACCAGCAGGATTACTCGACTAATGTTAAAATTCGTAGAACCTATTTCAAAAGATCTGCTTGAGATTTTAGATCCATACACTGAATGGTTTTTCGCGCAAGAAGATCGATTGCAAGTTCTTGGACCAAAGGAAGACATTCTCAAAAGAGGTGGTGGGTTAAACAATGTCACTTCTTGCGACGAGCAGTATATGAATCATATTATCAACAAGGGCGAACGACACGTAGGTTTCCCTGAGGTTGTTTATGGTACTGATATGGCACAGGCACATGGACAACCATGGTTTCCTAGGAAGTTTGGCGAGAAGCAGCAGGAAACCAATCGCGAATTGATAAGTTATCTTGGCGCGAAAAACAATGCAGTATTTACCTACTATCCCGTAGACGGTTTCATGGGATGGCACAATAATTGGAATGCTCCAGGATTTAATATCCTGATCACATACAACTCAGAGGAAAACGCAGGATTCTTTAGATACCTTGATCCAATCACCAAGGAAGTAGTTACCATGATGGATCCAAAGGGTTGGTCATGTAAGGTTGGTTATTTTGGGAGCAGATCCGAAACTGACAATATCATCTATCATTGTTGCTCTAATACTGCAGAGAGATTAACTCTCGCGTATGTTATTCCGCATAAAGATATGTGGATTTCTATGATTGAGGATATTACTGGAGAAGAGTTTAACTTTTAACTCTTTGTGCCGATTACCATAAATCGATCGTAGTTCACCTTACCGTCCCATGACCAGTAAGACTGCTCGATTTGCCCCTGATATTCAACATTCGTGATTCCCACATTCTCGATGTGTTCCTCGATCGTAGGAACGCAATTAATACCATACATCTCTCTAAAAACATTTGACGACTGGCAAGCAAAGATACAATCTGGATTTGCCGTCGTCATTTTCTTTAGGGGATACATTGTTTCACAAACAAGCGAAATCAACACATCAGTTTCTAACGCATTGATGTCATGATATGCAAAGGGAATATCCCAGTTAATGTGATTGAGTTCAATACCACTTTCAGCATAATAACGGTTGAAGACTTTTGAGAGTTCTAGAGCATCTTTGTCAATATCAATCAAGTTTATTTTCTTGACATTTAGATTTTCGCACAGTAATGGAACAAGCGGAAATCCCAACCAAGAATTTAGAATTGTAATGTTTAGTGGATCCGGACCTCGCGTAAGTCTCTGTAGATTTTCCACCAACCATATAGCAGCATCCATTGTATTTGGATTCATTGACTTGCGAAAGTCTTCATGTTTCCATGGCATCTCATGTGCGATTTTGTCTAGACCGTCACCCCAGTGACGATAATTATTCAAGTAATTATAGTTTAACATCTTGTGGTCTTTCCATTGAATCGTATAAACAAATTAGAGGCTCTTCGCGGAGAACTTGCTCTCTCACATCCGTCGGCCAAATATATCCGTGGTTGTAACTATACACCCAACCATCTGGAAAATACTTAATTTTAAGTAGTCGTTCTCTTTGATGCCCAAACAGATTATCAAGTCCTCTGTAATAAAAGAACATTTGGTCAGGATAATCTCTAACAAATTTGGTAATCTTGTTGATATCCAGTCTATCGTTCCATCTAAGAACGCTGGAATTTAAATCCGTATATTTGTGAGGAATATCTTTTGTGTCCTCTTTCATTTTGTTCATATTATGCCAATGGGTACGAACAAATGTCAAACCATCTTCTGGATCATGATCAACGATACAATCAATATTGTTTTGAATACCAATATCTAGGTCTAGAAAAAGTTTTTCGCCTTGTTGCCGAACGATTCTTCTATCAAAAAGATGTAATTTATTCCACCACTTCTCATAGTAGTTATCCTCGGGTAACGGAATAACATTAATCTCTGGATGTAAATCACCTGCATGTTCTGTTAAGCAAAAGAATCTAAAGTCTGATGTGATATGCTTTTTGCATTGTTCAAAAATGCTATTGACGTATTCTGGTCCATATTTAAATCCCCACTTCACGGTGTAGATATTAATCATCAAACATTCCAATGTGCTAATAAGTCAGGGTCAACTAGTGATTCCTGCTTCACTTTACCTCTACTGTTATCCTGAAACGGAAGCAAATCCACGTTAAACACGCAGAGGATACAGTTCTTTCTATATATACCTACTTCTAAATCACCAGATTGCCAGTCTCTGCCCCTATTATATGAGTAAGCGAACGTATTCGGGAAGTGCTTCCAAAGAGGAGTATTACTAAATTCACCCCAGCGCCAACTATGGTAGTTGTCAGTTCCATCGGTGAACGTAAACCAGATACGCTCTTGATTTTCTAGAACGTCTTGCCAGATGCATTCTGTTTGATCATCCGACCACACCATGCAACTACCATTCGTGTATGCACCATGTGCCAACTTGAAGTTGCGAGACTTCATTGGTCTTGGATCTTGCCACCAAGAACGTAACTTGGTTGGATTCTCAAAGTCGTGTGTGATTATTGGGCGTAAATCGTTTTGTATGATCACATCCAGATCGAAGAATACGAATCTTCCTGAAGGATTATCTGGTGCAAAGTTGTGGGTATTGAAGATAAATGTCTTGGGTCTGTCCCAACACCTCGCCATACTGTATTTGAAATCTTCTGATCCGAACCAGTATTTGGGGTGGATGTCGGGAATGTCTGGGAAGTCGATGACTTTAATTTCACTTTCAAATCCTTCACTATCATCAGTATAACAATAAAAATGGAACTCGAAATCTTTTGGTGTATGTTTTTTCGCCATACGATAAAGACGGTTTACAAACTCCGCAGAATATTTCGTTCCCCATTTACAGCAGATGTAATTGACTCTCATTCGCAATTCCACAATCTAATAATGTTTTCATCTAAGCAGTCAGACAATTCTTCCTGTTCTCTTGCTGATGGATGCGGGACGTTGTCAGTATTGAACAAGCAGACCTTGGCATCTGGTCTGAATGAAAATTTCTTGACATCATCTGGATGATGCTTACCGCGATTCCAAGAATACACCCATCCTCCAGGAATATCCTTCCAGAATTCCCGTTGCCTCCAATAATGGTAATTGTCACTTCCCTTGAAGAAAGTTTTAAAAACTGATTCTGAATTTTCCAGAACATCTGCGTAGATATGCTCGCAAGCAGCACCAGGCCAAGTCATCATACTCGAATTATAAAAGGTTCCTCGAGTCTCTATGAAAAATCTGTCATGCTTCTGTGATTGTGGTTGCCATCTACACTGAATTATTCTCGGTTTCTGTGCCAGCAGTTCGATGTCGGTAATGTCTTCTTGTATTACTACATCTAAATCAAAGAAACACCAATTGCCTTCATATCCCAACCAGTTGTGTGAATTGAATACTAAGAACTTTGCCCGATCAAAACAAAATGTTTCTTTACCAAACCAATGTTTTGGATGTAGAATACCATCATCGGGAATTGGTGCAGTATCGCATTCTATTCCTTCGTTGCCATCAGTATAGCATGTGAATGTAAACTCGTTGGTGAAATTCCTCTTCACCATATTAAACAAATTGTTCACATATTTCGCGGGGTATTTGTCGCCCCACTTAATGCATACGAAGTTCATCATACTCTTTATCTGCTCCAGGGAACTGATCTAATCCGTTCAATAATGCTATCGTGTAACTCGGGCGATAGTAAAACGATTTGTTGTGATCATCAATTCCGTAGTAATCTGCTCCATAAACAAACGAATAGATCTCACCCTTTGGAAAATGATTTAAACCGAATGTTTCATGCCATAGAAACCGATCGTCTCCAAAATATTTAACCATGAAATAATCAGGGTCTGTATTAAAATGATCCCAGATATACTGTCCAGAACCTTCTTTCCACATCATAACACTCGAGTTGTAATTACTCAGGTAGCGCATGTCATGTGTCTCGCCAACATGATCAGGAAATTCTTTATTCTTCCAATGAGTATACGCGATTGTTGGATTATTGTCAAGGTAATTCCACAGATGATCAATATTTTTTTGGATTCTCACATCAAGATCCAAGTAAAGAACATCACCGAATCCCCGTTGACTGAATAACCATACTTTATACCAGTGTCCCTCGACATTTTCTGGTAATGGACAAGCAAGAACAATCGGATCTAAATCTGTTGGGTCATCTGTAAAGCAAACATAGGTATACTTTCTTCCAGTTGCTTCTACGATTCTAGTCACATCTTCGGCAGTATATTTCTTGCCGTATTTGAGCATCATTATTGTCTTCACGGAAACCTCAATCTTATAAATATAGTAGAATAATTTATAAGGGATTCTCATGGCGACAATTCAAAATTTGTATATTGATCAAGGAACGACATATTCGTTGACAATTACAGTTAGTGATCAAAACGGTGACGTCAAAGATCTGACAGATTATACTGTATCTGCGCAGATGAGAAAGTCTTATTACTCTTCGACCGCGACCAGTTTTACTGCATCTGCATCTTCTCCAACGGACGGTGAAGTTACTATCTCTCTGACTGCTACGCAGACAAGTGCATTAAAAGCAGGAAGATACGTGTATGATATCGAAATTGCCAGCGACGAAGAAACACTCCGCATACTAGAAGGTATTGTCGTAATCAATCCAGAGGTAACAAAATAATGGCAGTAAAAGTAACAGTTCCGCTAAACAATGGGATTAATACTACAGTTACACCTCAAAGCGGAATAAATACAAATATTCTAAGTAAGAATGCCGCAGCAAAACTCGAAAATTTGAGTAATGTTGCTGTTGACGATGCAACGGTGCAAGATGGTTATACGCTGGTATTTAATTCAGCGACGAGAAAGTGGGAAGCAGCACCTGCCGAAGATATTAATCTTGGTATTATTGATGGCGGAACATTTTAACCATAACGTAAGGACACAAAATAATGTCAACAATTATTCAAATTAAAAGAAGTGCTGGTTCAACAGCACCAACAACGACGGATCTCCTAGAAGGTGAAATGGCATATGCAGAAGATGCTGCAAACAATGGTGCCAATGCTGTCCTCTACATTGAGTCGGTTGACTCTGGATCTGCGGCAACTATTGATGCAATCGGTGGTAAGAAATATACTTCAACTGTCGATGCGCTTCTAACGAAACCAACCACAACCGTTTCGGGTAAGGTTACTTTCTCTGAAGGCACAAGCAACGGTTCAAATAAGGTAACACTAAAGGGTCCAGACAGTCTTGCTGGTGATATTGTTCTCACTCTCCCAAGCACTGATGGAAACAACGGCGACGTTCTTGTTTCTGACGGTTCAGGAAATCTTTCGTTCTCTGCTCCTGCTTCTGCATCGTTCACCCTGTCAGATAACCAAGGAACTCCAAATACAGATTCCTTCTCTACTGGTGGGACTCTGACATTTGCTGGTACTGCAGGAATCAAAACAACAGTTTCGGACAACCAAGTTGGCATCGTTGTTGACGTAAATGGAACAACTGCTCTTACTGCTCTTGCCGATGCCGACGAATTCCTAGTATATGATGCCTCTGCGACTGCAAACAGAAAGATTACTGCAGAAGATGTAGCAGATTATATCTATGCTGGTCTTTCAGGTGACATTACAGTAACTGAAGCAGGTGTTGTAACTATTGGCGCCAATTCAGTTGCTCTCGGCACTGACACAACAGGTAACTATGTTGCCACTGTTGCTGGCACAACAAACCAAATCAGCGTAACAGGTTCAGGATCAGAAGGTGGTGCTGTAACTGTTGCACTTACTAACGATGTTGCTCTTGTCGGCGACCTAACTGTTGGTGGTAACGATATTAAATCGTCAGGTGGAACAACTGCAATCACACTAAGTGGTGCTGATGCTTCTATTGCAGGCGATCTTACTGTTACAGGAAACGACATTAAATCATCTTCAGCAACTGCAATTACACTAAGCGGTGCGGATGTTGCTATTGCTGGTGACCTGACAGTTACTGGTAATGACATCAAGTCGTCTGGCGGAACTACTGCACTGACACTGTCAGGTGCTAACGTTACTGTTGCAGGAAACCTTACAGTTTCCGGAACAACTACAACTGTCAATTCAACAACGCTGACTGTTTCCGACCCTCTGATTGGACTTGCTACTGACAATACTTCAACAGATGCGGTTGACATCGGTCTCTTTGGTGTTTATGACACTTCCGGTGCACTAGATCTCTATGGCGGTTTCTTCCGTGATGCTTCTGACGGTAAGTGGAAACTCTTCAAGGATTCGCAATCTGCTCCAACAACCACAGTTAACACGGGTGCGACTGGTTATTCTGTAGCAACTCTTGTTGCCAACCTAGAAGGTTCGCTTTCTGGTGGCACAGTTTCTGGTCTGTCTGCAGACATCGCAGTTGCTGATGGTGGTACTGGCACAGGAACCTTTACATCGAAGGGTATTCTCTACGGTAACGGAACATCTGCTCTGGCAGCAACTGCTGCTGGTACTGCAGGTCAGGTTCTTATCTCAGGTGGTTCGGGTGGAACACCAGCGTTCGGTAATATCGACGGTGGAACATACTAATATATAATACGGGAGAGGAATTTTCCTCTCCCACTTTTGGAGATTAATAATGGATCAAACAAAGTTTATTAATTCGTATATTGCTAATCTAGCAGAACGACTGAAGGCATTGACACTTGACAATATCATGCTGAACACGCAACTTACAATGGCAAATGAGACCAACAAAGAACAAGCAATTAAGATTCAATTGTTAGAACAACAGTTGGAGCAACCAAAACCATCAGGTAATTATGTTGGTCTTGATGGAAATATGCCATTTGAAACAGCAGATGATTATTCTGACGCAGAAGAAACTGTTGCAGAAACTCTTCCACTGAATTAATAAGGTAATAAAATGGCAACAAGAGTTCAATTTAGAAGAGGAACTACTACCGAACACGGAACCTTTACTGGTGCCGAGGGTGAAGTTACCGTAAATACAACTAAGGACACTCTTGTAGTTCATGACGGGTCGACTGCAGGAGGTAGAGAACTAGCAAGAGCAGATTTAGATAATGTTTCTGCGAATGACCTCTTAACTAAAATTAAAACTGCTGATGGTGCAAGTTCTGGTCTGGATGCAGATCTTCTTGATGGGCAGTCTAGTGCATATTTCCGCATCAATGTTTATGATGCTGCAGGGAATTTACTTAACTAATGACAACAACAGTTCAACATAAACGTTCTGAGGCTACTGGTGCTGAACCAGCATCAGGGGACATTTTAGTTGGCGAAATCGCAGTAAATCTTACTGACGGTAAACTCTTTTCAAAAAAATCTGATGGAACAGTTGTTACTCTTGCGGGAAACTTAACTGCCACAACATACTATATCCCAACAAGTCTTGGGTATATAACTGAAGCAGCAGACTTCGGCACAGATTTTGGTCTGGTCACTCAAACTGTCAGCAATGGTAATACGCAAGATACCAATACAGATGATGATGTAACATTCAATAGTGTGACAACCACCGCTGGTGTAACTGTTGGTGGACTAGCAACCTTCAATTATACTGGCACTGGTTCAACGTCAACTGTTACGATTGGCGGATATAATAGTAAAGGTGGCACTGGATACAACGACTTCTTAAAAGTATCTAATGGTTATGTCTCTGCAACAAATCCAAATAAGTGGTTTCGCTTAACTAGTGTTGGTACTTTAGAAATCGTCAATAGCGCATACACTTCGGTTCTTGCTAGTCTTGATGAATCTGGTAATATGGAAATTTCCGGTTCAGTAAAGATGCCCAACCGTCCTGCATTTCGTGTTATCGGTAATGGTGGACAAATTTCTGCTACAACTACAGTAACAAGCAGTCACTGGGTTCTTGACTACCAACAGGGTTCTGCACTGAATACTTCAACAGGTATATTTACTGCTCCAATTGCAGGATTATATCAAGTTAATCTAGTAATGAGAACTGCCGCAAATAACAACTCTGGTATTAACCAAGCATATGTTCTAAAAACATCTGGTGGAAGTAGCACGGTTGCATGTATGTTGGAGTTTGGTACCAATACTTCAATGAACCATGCTGGTGTTGGCACTGTCATTAAACTCGCAGTTGGCGACACACTAAAGGCAGTGGTTACAGCGGGAACATTGAGTTTTGATAGTAATGATAATTTTTCTGTTGCCTACATTGGGTAATAAATAGTCCTAAAGAGGAATACAAATGGCAATTTCATCAAGACAAGGACTAATAGATTACTGCCTTCGCAGACTAGGATTCCCAGTAATCGAAATTAACGTAGATGATGATCAGATTTCTGACCGCATCGACGATGCCTTACAATATTTCCAAGAATACCACTTTGATGGTGTTGAGCGTTTATATCTTACCCACCAAGTAGGAACTGCAGATCTAAAATTCTCTGGTCTATCCGCTCCATCGTTTGAAATCGACGAAATGTTAACAGGCGCAACATCAGGTGCGACATGTAAGTTGTTTTCTCTAGACGGAACTAATTCAAAGGTGACTAGTGTAACAGGAACATTTGTTGCAGGTGAAACAGTAACAGGTTCAGTATCCGGATTCAGCAGAGCATTAGCAAGCACAAATTTTTACACAGCAGGTGATATTCAAAACGGATATATCCCAATTCCTGACTCGGTTATTGGTGTTATTCGTGTTCTACCAGTTAATGGTCCAAGTTCTGGTATGAACAATCGCAATAACATGTTCGATATTATCTATCAATTCCGTCTCAACGACATGTATAATCTGCTCTCTGCGGATATGGTATATTACACGCAAGTTCAGCAGCATCTATCAATGCTAGATATGCTTCTGGTTGGTGATAGATCTATTCGTTACAATCGTAAAATGGATAAGATGTATATTGATGTCAACTGGGAAGAAGTCTTCGATCCAGGCGATTATGTAATTATCGAATGTTATCGCATTCTAGACCCAACGACCTATACTCAAGTTTATGACGACATGTTCTTGAAGCGTTATGCTACTGCATTGATCAAACGTCAATGGGGCGAGAACATGAAGAAGTTCGGTGGAATCCAACTTCCAGGTGGTGTTCTTCTCAACGGTAAAGAAATCTACGACGAAGCAGTCGAAGAAATAACTACCATTGAAAATGAAATGCAACTAAAGTCGGAGTTGCCAATAGACTTTATGGTGGGATAAGATATGCCTACCAACTTCTACTTTCAATCAGGAAATACCTCAGGAACCACAAACGAACAGCGTTTGGTGGAAGATCTTGTTATTGAAAGTTTGAAGATCTACGGTCACGATGTTTACTATCTACCAAGACAAACAGGTAATCTAGATGGTATCCTCGGCGAGGATGCACTTCAGTATTTTGATCAGGCATATCCTCTCGAAATGTATCTTGAGAATGTTCAAGGTTTCGAGGGTGAAGGCGAACTGTTCACCAAGTTTGGTTTTGAGTTTAGATCATCTGCTACTTTCGTAGTTGCTAAGAGACGTTGGGAAGAGGGTGTTGCTCAGAATGCAACTGTTCAACTTCCTGGTCGTCCAGCAGAAGGCGATCTACTTTATTTCTCAAAAACAAAAACATTTTTTGTGATCAAGTATGTTGATTTCTTAAATCCATTCTATCAACTGGGTAAGATTTACACATACAAATTACAGTGCGATGTTTTTGAATTCAGTTCGGAAACTATTGATACAGGCATCAGTGAAATTGATGAAATAACTGACAAGTCGAGTCAAGATCTATACAGATTCCAACTGTTGATGGAATCAGGAGATTTAGTATTAAATAACAATGCTGATTCTATTGTTCTACAGAAATATGCAACGGCAGATACCGACCCGCAAGCAGATAATGATGAGTTCGAATTAGAAGCAGAAGGTATCATAGACTTTACAGCATTCAATCCATTCGGTGAGGTTCAAAAGACAGCATAATGTTTTTACGTCAGCATTTCTACCACCAACATATTCGTAAGGCAATTATCGCTTTCGGCACAATCTTCAACCAGATTACTGTCAAACGTTATAATGCCCAAGAAGAAACCGTAAAATCATTACGTGTTCCTCTAGCATATTCCCCCAAGAATAAATTCTTGGCACGTATCGCAGAGGTTCCAACTACAACAACACAGGCATCAGCAATCATTCTACCAAGAATGGGATTTGAAATAACAGGATTGCAATATAATCCTGCAAAGAAAATCAATCTGCTCACAAAGAATGTTGCAGTTGGGCAAGGCGACGATCCCAATGTATTGAGAACACAGTTCACTAGCACACCATACGATATGGGTGTTTCTTTGTATATCATGGCAAAGAATCAAGATGACGGTCTGCAAATTATCGAGCAAATCTTACCATTTTTCAACCCAGATTTCTCAGTAACAATAAATGATATTCCAGCAATGGGTATCAAACGCGATCTTCAAATCATAATGGATTCCATCAACTATGAAGACACTTATGAGGGTGATTATTTACAAAGAAGATCTATTGTTTGGACTCTAAATTTCACACTGGGTCTCAATTTCTATGGTCCAGTCGAACAGCAGGCAATCATTAGAACTTCTATTGCAAATACCTATACTGATATCGAACAACCAAACTATCAACAAAAATATCAAGTAACAACAGATCCAGATACTGCTGCGGTGACTGATGATTGGAATTATGTGGAGCAATTTGATGAATTCTACGAACAAGGGTAATTACCAAGATCTTGATGATCTTTTTGGTACCGAATCAACGGAAACTCCTGGAGCAGTTGAAGTGGAAGTTCTTCCTGTAGTAGTTAGTGCACCCGTAGTTCCCGCTGTCGTGTCAACTGGTGATGATATTGAGGATGACTATCAAGTTGCCCGAAAGAAACTCAACGATCTAATTGACAAGAGTCAGCAAGCACTAGATGGTATGCTCAACGTGGCGCTTGCCAGTGACAGTCCTCGTGCATATGAAGTTGTTGGTCAGTTGATTAAGACAACAGGCGACACCGCAAAAGACCTTCTTGATTTACAAGCGAAGAAAAAGAAACTTAAAGACGAAGAACCAAAGAAACAAAATATTGAGACGCAAAATAATATCGTGTTTGCTGGTTCTACACAAGAACTACTCAAGGCATTGAAAGCGGAAAAAGAAAAAATCATAGATCATGAGTGACGACAATTCATACCACGGTAATATTAATCTAAAACCGATTGGTTACAAACATACCTTTACGCAAGAGCAATTGGAAGAACTGATCAAGTGTCAGGATGATCCAATTTACTTTATCGAGAACTACTGCCAGATCGTTACTCTTGATCATGGTCTGCAACTATTCAAACTCTATGATTGCCAGAAGCGCAAGGTAAAACATATCCTAGGGAATCGTAAGGCGATCTTGATGGAAGGTCGTCAGCAGGGTAAGACTATTACGTCTGCTGCTTGTATATTATGGTATACACTATTCCAAGACTCCAAGACTGTTGCTATTATGGCAAACAAAACTACTGCTGCTCGAGAAGTTATGTCTCGTTATCAGGGGATGTATGAGAATCTGCCTATCTGGATGCAACAGGGTGTCAGAACCTGGAACAAGGGCGACGTTGAATTAGAAAATGGATCTAAGGTATTTACTGCTGCTACGACTGCCTCTGGTATTCGTGGTAAGTCTGTTAACTGGTTGTATATCGACGAAGCAGCGATTATTCCAAACACCGTTGCTGAGCAGTTCTTCGCTTCAGTTTATCCTACTATTTCTGCTGGTCAAACAACTAAGATTCTTCTGACCTCAACACCTCTGGGATACAACCACTTCTGGAAATTCTGGAACGAGGCAGAAAAGGGTGCTAATGGATTTGAACCGATGTTCATTCCATACACTGAGATTCCAGGTCGTGATGATGCATGGGCAGAAGAACAACTACGTCTGCTCGGAGAACTAAAATTCAACCAAGAAGTTCTATGTAACTTCCTCGGTTCGAGTAACACACTTATTGCTGCAAAAACCCTTGGTGCAATGAGTTCTATTGATCCAATCTATATGAAAGATGGATTGGATATTTTTGAAGATCCTATTCCTGATCATACTTACGTTATGGGAGTTGATACCGCGAGAGGTATCGGTGGCGATTATTCTGCATTCAGTGTTATTGATGCGACTAATGTCCCATATAAACTCGTGGCAAAATATCGCAATAATAAGATCCCACCAATGCTTTATCCCAACGTTATAAATAAGGTTGCGAGAGATTTTAATAATGCTCATGTCATGATTGAAATTAATGATATTGGGCAACAAGTCGCAGATATTTTACATGCCGAATTAGAATACGACAATATTCTAACAACCGCAAAGGATGTCAACAAACAGTATCTTTCTCCTGGATTTGGTAAAGCAACCCAAATGGGCGTGCGAATGACAAAGCAGGTAAAAAGGCAGGGGTGCTTTACGCTAAAGTCTCTGTTGGAAGAAAATAAATTGCTTGTTTTCGACGCAGATACTATTTCAGAATTCTCTACTTTCATTGAAAAGCAGGGATCCTGGATGGCAGATGAGGGTTATTTTGACGATCTCGTGATGAGTTTGGTTTTGTTTGCTTGGGTCACAAGTAATACATATTTCAAAGACCTTACTGATATTGATATTAGAAGTAAACTTTACGACAATCAAATGAAACAAATAGAAGAAGAACTGACACCGTTTGGATTGATTATAGATGGAAGAGAAGAAGAAACCTTTGTCGAAGCTGGAGATTTATGGACAGTAGATCCGAATGCCGGAAAACGCTGGTTATCCTAAATTTCACGATTTATAAATAAGTTGATAAACAAGACAGTGGTTTTTGTCAGTTTTTTAATACGAGGAGAAGAATATGGCATTTCAATTATCGCCAGGAGTCCTAGTTACTGAGAAGGATCTTACCAATGTCGTACCAGCAGTCTCAAGTTCTGCGGGTGGATTTGTTGGTTATTTCCTCTGGGGTCCTGTAGACGAAATTCAAACAGTTTCGTCTGAAAATCAACTAGTTCGTGAGTTTGGTAAACCAACCGCCACAACTACAATTTCGTTCCACACAGCGGCAAACTTCCTTGGTTACGGCAACAACCTGCAACTGGTTCGTACCGTAGGCACTGCAGCACGTAATGCTGTTTCTACTGGAACTGCAGTTCTTATCAAGAATACTGATAGTTATCTTGCATCATATGCTGCAGGAGAAGGTTCAGTTGGTGCATGGGCAGCAAAATATGCTGGTGCAATCGGAAACTCACTGAAGGTTTCTGTTGCTGACTCGTCAACCTTTACTGGGTGGACATATGAAGCACAATTCGATGGTGCTCCGTCGACATCTTCATATGTATCAAACCTTGGTGGTGCGAACGATGAAATTCATATTGTCGTTGTTGACGAAAATGGATTGTTCAGCGGAACGGCAGGAACAGTTCTCGAAAAGTTTGCATTCGTTTCAAAGGCATCTGATGCTAAGAATTCAGACGGTTCGACAAACTACTACAAGAATGTGATCAATACACAATCGAAGTATGTCTGGTGGATGGATCACCTAACAGCAGGTGCATCTTCAACTGGTGGTAATGCTCATTGGGGTAATGCTGGAACTTCAACCTTTGCGTTGATCGACGATATCTCTGGTGGTCTTTCTGACACAGTAAGTCTTGCTGGCGGTGTTGACGCAACACCATCTGATGGCGACATTGAAGTTGGTTACGATCTGTTCGCAAATAAGGAACTCGTTGACGTTTCTCTACTTCTGACCAGCAACCATTCGGCTGCTGTTAACCAGCACGTGATTGATAACGTTGCTCTTGCTCGTCTAGACTGTGTTGTCTTCCTGTCGCCACCACTGGCAGCAGTTCAAAACAACGCTGGTGATGAAGCAGCAGATATCGTAACATACAGAAACTCGACTCTTGACCGTTCGACTTCATACGCTGTTATGGATTCAGGTTGGAAGGTTCAGTACGATAAGTATAATGATACATATGTCAATGTTCCTCTGAATGCTGACACTGCAGGTCTCTGCGCACGTACCGACCAGACAAATGATCCATGGTGGTCACCTGCTGGTTTCAACCGTGGTGGTATCAAGAACTGCGTGAAACTTCTTTATTCGCCAAATCAAACAGATCGCGACACACTTTACAAGAATGGTATCAACCCAGTTGTGTCGTTCCCAGGACAGGGTGTTGTTCTTTATGGCGATAAGACACTTCTCGCAAAACCATCGGCATTCGACCGCATCAATGTTCGTCGTCTGTTCATCGTTCTTGAGAAGGCAATCGCAACTGCTGCTAAGTTCCAACTGTTCGAGTTCAACGATGTGTTTACTCGTGCGCAGTTCCGTTCGCTCGTAGAACCATTCCTCCGCGATGTTCGTGGTCGTCGTGGTATCTATGACTTCCGTGTTGTCTGCGACGAAACAAATAACACTGGAGAAGTAATTGACCGTAACGAGTTTGTTGCAGATATCTACATCAAACCTGCTAAGTCAATCAACTTCATCTACCTAAACTTCATCGCGACTCGCACTAGTGTTTCGTTCGAAGAAGTCGGTGCCTAATAACCCGAATAAATAGAATTATAGGAGAAATCTAATATGGATATTTCAAAGTTTAAGGGGTTACTAGGTGCTGGTGGTGCAAGACCTAACCAATTCCGTGTTATTCTTAACTGGCCTGGATATGTAACATCCGTTCCTGACAGAGAATTTTCACTGTTGGTAACTGGTGCTGCTCTTCCTGCATCGACTGTTAACCCAACACTAGTCCAATACCGTGGTCGCGAAGTCAAACTTGCTGGTGAGCGTATCTTCGATCCTTGGACAGTAACAATCATCAACGACACTGAGATGTCACTCCGTAAACCATTCGAAGAGTGGATGAACGGAATGAACGATCTAGAACTCAACACTGGTGTTCTTTCACCTACTGATTATCAAGTTGATCTTCAGGTTGAGCATCTTGACCGTAACGACGAAACGTTGATGACATATACACTGTATAATGCGTTTCCAATCAACATGTCGGAAATTGCTCTGCAATATGGACAGAATGATGTAATCGAAGAGTTCACAGTAACCTTCAATTACTCACACTACCTGACCGATACCCTGTAAGAGTAATATATTATAATGGAAATATTTGGTTATAAAATTACTAAGTCCTCGGAGCCGCAAACGGAAAAATCGTTTGTGGCTCCGAACGACGATGGTGGCACAGACGCTATTAAAGCAGGTGGTTACTATGGCACTTATCTAGATCTAGATGGAACTGCCAGCACCGAACAAGAATTGATCAGACGTTACCGTGACATCGCCGCAATGGCAGATGTCGATTCTGCAATCGATGACATCGTAAATGACTCGATTGCAAATCTGGATGACGAAGATCCAATCAAACTCAATCTTGATGACGTCAAACTATCTGAAGGCATCAAGAAAGACATTCAAAAAGAATTTGAAGAAGTCCTAAAGGTTCTTGACTTTAAGTTGAGAGCACAGGACTATTTTCGTCGTTGGTATATCGACGGTAGATTATTTTTCCACAAGGTTATTGATACAGCAAATCCCAAGCAGGGTATTACTGATGTTCGATACATTGATCCACGAAAGATTAAAAAGGTTCGTGAGATTAATAAGGAAAAAGATACTACTACTGGTGTAGAGTTCATCAAGAAGATTGATGAATACTTCCTGTATAATGAGAAGGGTGTGGTAAATCAAAAGACAGCAAATGTCAACGATTACTCCAGCACTTCTAATATGCTGAAGATTACTAAAGATGCTATCTGCCATGTCCCTTCTGGACTTGTTGATCAAGATAAGAACGTAGGTCTTTCATATCTACACAAAGCGATCCGTCCCGCAAACCAATTGCGTATGATGGAAAATGCTTTAGTTATCTATCGTATCACTCGTGCACCAGAACGTAGAGTTTTCTATGTGGACGTTGGTAATCTTCCTAAAATCAAAGCGGAACAATACCTCAAGGGTATTATGAACCAGTATCGTAACAAGATTGTTTACGATTCAAACACTGGTGAAATCCGTGACGATAAGAAATTTATGTCAATGCTTGAAGACTTCTGGTTGCCTCGCCGCGAAGGTGGTAGAGGAACGCAGATTGAAACACTTCCTGGTGGAGAAAACCTTGGACAAATCCAAGATGTTGAGTTCTTCCAGCGTAAACTATATCAGGCATTGAATGTTCCTATTTCAAGA